CACGGGCCCAGATCAGATCTGGGTGCCACGAGGTCCGTTCCCCACGGTGAACAACAGGTACGGCAGATGCCGTTACCTGTAACCGTGGATCCACAGCGACTGGACAGTCACTGAGCCTCCGATTGAGGTGCCAAAGTGTAAGCCCGGGTAAACCGGGCACACGGCACTTCCGAGTCTTCCACACGAGCCGCTTACGCGGCAAGTGCCCTGTTACCAAACAGGTTGGATCGCTCGGGTGGATTCCTCCCCAAAGTCTTTTAGGGACTAAAGGGATCCATCTCGTCCAAAACTCGTAGATCTCTTCCGTAAGGAAGAAACCCCACCCTCGACCATCCCATTCAAGGAGATGGTTCAGGTGGTTGATCAAGTCTTGGAGATCGGAGATCTCCCTTCGAACGTAGAAGGGAGTGATGTCGAAGCCATTCCAGTAATGACGACCACAACTCTCCCGGAGTAATCCGGTTGAGTTGGTCTTCTTCGAGTTCAACTTGAACCCGAGGAAGTCAAACATCCGCTTGAGGCGTTTAACGGCCTTGGACGGACAGATGATGTCATCACCGTATACTGAAATGCGACCTTTGACGCCAGAGCGCCAACAAACCACGCGAGTGATCGCGTAGAAAAGGAGAGACTCCAACTCAAAAGTAAATCCGTTCCCCATAGAGGAGAACATCTCTAACTCGTGAGTCGAAGCGTCGCCCCACACACCAGAAGGTATGTGGGTTGACTTTACCCTCAGGTCGTCTAGAAGCGAATACCACTCATAAGGTAGCAACTCGAGTACGAGCTGCCGAGTGATGGAATCGCTTGCTGAAGAAAGATCAACAGTCGCCAGGCCTAGGCCTACCGCTTGTTGAGCAAGAACTTGGTTCTTGGTCTGATCGTTAAGATCAATACCGAAGCGCCGAAGTCGCTTGCGAATGTGGTTTCCCACACTTCTCTGCAACAGCATATTGCACTCGGGTTCCTTTGCAGCAACCCTGTCAATATCTGACTTCTTTGGAACGGTGAAGAGCCCACTCGACTCGCGTAACGACAAAGTCTGCATGCTAACACGCGTTTGGTTAAACGCGGCGATCCAGTGTTTTATCGCTGACGAGCTTATATGGGCTTCCCCATCGAGCTTAAGAAGTGCGGCCGTCGGATGACGACGCACACGTGTACTCGCTCCGTTCGTATGGGATGCGTTTTGCAACACATCCGGGTACGAAAGAGGACCGAGAACTTGCCGTATAATTGAACGTACATCAGAAAGGAAACCTTCCCATGTAATCCAACCGAAGTCTTCATCTGCAATCTGCAGACGCCGATTCGTTTCGGCATTCCGTTGCTCAACTGCTTTCCATTTCTGGATTGCAGCGTTGGCCCTTTCCCCGGGAGGGGTCGTCGTCAGGTCAGTGTACTTTGAGAAAATCTCTTCTCTCAAGTAACGAACCTTCGGACTATCCTCGAGGTCCGCCAAGAGCTCAGAGAGCCCAGAGCGAAACCTCTGGCCGGTTCCATGAGGTAACTGAGTGCGTAGGCTTGATCGCCCACGTGACTTAGTGGCCATGATCATATCTCCTAGATAAGGTAGATAGGTGTAAACTCAACGTACTAAAACTCAAACGCCTGTGCGGATGAGCCAAAGGGTTCAATGTCGCAGGATTGCAACAATGCGTTGAGCGATGCGAAGAAGAGCCGAAGGGCGAGACTTAACGCCCGTAAGGCATCTTCGACACTCCAATCTGCGACGTCCGGTGAGGACGCGACAGAGACAAGGAGGTCCAAGGTTACCAGATACCTTCATCATCGATGAAGACTGGTCCAACGATGGAGGTTCCCGAATCCAAGAGGGAATCGAAATAACCCATCATGTTGGCGCGCTCCTGTGGGCTTGCGTCGCGGTGATACCGCATAGTAAGCTCACCCCAGGAAACGCCCAAAACCTTGTGCACATCGACACCGTTGATCGTCTCAGTGACGACATGAGGCACCGAAAGGACAATCTTCTTACGAAAATAGTCCTGGGTTTCGGATGAACGGATGGTCAGTGTAGGCCGACCAAGGGGGTAGTCATGGCTCTCGAAGAGAGTTGCGACTCCGTCCTTAAGGCTCTGCGGCGCAAAGACATGCGACGCAGGAGTTGACTCACGGTCGAAAACCGTGATGTTAGCAAGAGCTGGCATTAACCAATCTCCTATGGTAAAGGAGTTCGTCGATCATCATCAAAGGAGAATTCCTAAGACAACACGTTACGAACTTAGTGAGGCTTTGAATCAGAATTTCATTGCCTTAGTCAAAGCAACAAGACTTGTCGCCTGACTACCCGAGATCACTATAGTACTATAGGGAACTGCGGGCACAAGCCAAGGAAGTAGTTCGCGTTTCATAGCAAACGTACGAACCTCGGCGGTCCGAGTACCGTCCTTAGTGATCCGGATGGGGACATCCGGCGCACCAACGGTGCCACCGACGTTGTAGGAAATCTGATTAGAGATCCAGGTAGTTTCATACCCAGACTCGAAATTCAGACCAACGGGTTTCTGAAGCCCGTCAATAAAATTTCCTATGCCGGTGAACCAATCAACGACAAACGAAAGAGGTACAAGCTCCCAGGCGATGGAGAGAGGGTTAGTTATCCCATATCTCCAAAGGTCGAAAGCTTGAGGCGAATCGATCCGGAAATGAATCCCGGACGTCATGCCTCGTTGTACCGTACCTGAGTACCAAAGATAACCCTCTTCTTGTTGAGGGTAAGTGTCCCAAGGCCCCGGAAAATCGGGATCAAGGGCATCGACAGAAATCGATGCGAAGTTAGGACTGTTAAGTCCTTCCCTCAACACTTTAGCCATATTGTACAAGTCGTTCATGATGGGTTTGATACCATACTGAAACGTCAAGTACGCCTTAGCTAAGTCCTTGGAAAAGCCTCCCACACGTAGAGTGTGGGCAGACCAATCAGGTCGGAGCGGACGTCCATTCTTAAGCTGTTTCCACAGCTGGACATAGTTCCTGGCCAAGTCGGCCATGGTCCGCACCGTTTCGTTCATCTCTCCTAAGGTCTGTCCAAAGTTGAAAGAATTGTTCCTCAAACGGGAACGCATCTTGCTTCTGAGGATCGCCTGACAACGAAGACTCGCTTCAGGTTTAAGAGTAGCTCCGTTACATCCGTGGTGTATCACAGACGCATCCGGAAAGTACCCTCCAGTCCATTCATGCCGCCGATCATCCCAAGGGGTGACCGACAGGTAGGGCCAGCGATGAGTTTGGAACTCACACTCGCCAGGAGTGATGGAGGTATAAGCGAAGAAAGCATCATAGGCAGTGTGCCTATAAAACAAACCACTGTCCGTCGGAGTTGTAGAAACTCCGTCAGCTCGCTGAGTGCGAGTAAGAGGAACAGGTGTCGAACCTTCATACGAAAGGGAGCCGTTGAGATACTTACGGAAAGTTGTTTCCGTGGTAAAATCAATAACATCTCTCATAGTGGAAGGTCCTCCTTC